TGAAACATTTGTTCGACTATGACAAAGAAACTGGTAATTTAATTTGGAAAGTGTCTAACGCTCATAGTCAAAAAATTGGAGATATTGCAGGTTCTTTGCATCAAAGACTAGGTTATGTACAGATCGGTATTAATGGTAAAAAGTACTACGCACACCGGCTTGTTTTCTTATATCATAAAGGTTATTTACCTAAGACGCTAGATCACATAAATGGCGACAGAGGTGATAACAGGATAGAAAACTTGCGGGCTGTTACAGCTAGTCAGAATCAGCATAATAGAAAAATTAACTCAAATAGCACTAGTGGTTATAAAGGAGTGAGTTACTACAAACAAACAAACAAATGGTGTGCAAGGATTCGCTTAGAAAATAAACGTATCAACCTAGGTTATTACAAAACACCAGAAGAAGCTGACGAAGTAGTCCGCAAAGCCAGAGAAGAACTTCACGGCGGCTTTGCCAACCACGGAGATGAATAATGACTAAGCATTTAGTAATACCAGACACACAAGTAAAACCAGACCAGTCTGTAGAGCATCTACGCTGGGCTGGTCAATACGCAGCGGACAAGAAGCCAGACGTTATTGTACACATTGGCGACCACTGGGATATGCCTAGCCTAAGCAGCTATGACGTAGGCACACGCAGCTTTGAAGGTAGACGTTATGTCAGAGATATTGAAGCAGGCATAGCAGGCATGGAAGCATTCCTAGAGCCTATCCGTAACGAACAGGATCGACTGAAAAACAATAAGTGGAAGCAGTGGAAGCCACGCATGGTGTTTACTCTCGGTAATCACGAGAACAGAATCACAAGAGCTATTGATTCAGATCCAAAGCTTGAAGGTCTTATCAAGTTTGACGACTTGAAGTTAGAAGAGATGGGCTGGGAAGTTATACCTTTTCTTCAACCTATTGTCATTGATGAGATTGCCTATTGCCACTACTTCACCAGTGGTGTCATGGGAAGACCTGTTAGTTCAGCAAGGCTAATGTTGCAAAAAAAGTACATGAGCTGTATTATGGGACACGTACAAGATAGAGATATAGCCTATGCTAGAAAGGCTGACGGCACTAACATGCTAGGCTTGTTCTCTGGAATCTACTACCAACACGATGAAGATTACTTGACACCTCAGACTAACGGAAGCTGGGCAGGTATCTGGATGTTGAACGAGGTTGGTAACGGCGGGTGTGACGAGTTACCAGTTAGTATAAACTACTTGCGAGAGAAGTACGGAGCTTAGGATGACAGCTACATACTACGACATACTAGAAAAACTGGAACAACTGGACGAGATAACGCTCTTAGAAATCTTAGACATAACCTCTCAGGATTTAGTAGCTAAGTTCAGTAACAGAATTAACGATAGATTGGCAGAGTTTCAAGAGGATTTTAAAGATGAGTATTAATAACGCAACACCAGCGGACTGGGATAGACTACGTAGACAAGCACCAGCACTAGAGGACTCCTTGATGGCTAGGTATTTGGACGAAGCAGAGCAAGAACTAGAAGAAGAAATGTCGAAGGAAGAACTAGAGTCACAAATCTTTTATGAAGAAGAAGAAGACATGGTGGGCGCACCTAGGCATTATAACACTGGAAACATTGAATGTATTGAAGCCATTGAAGAGGCTATGTCCAGTGTTGCTTTCAAAGGCTATCTCAAAGGCAACTGCATGAAGTACCTGTGGCGCTATGAGTACAAAGGCAAGCAGGTAGAGGACTTACAGAAAGCTGCATGGTACTTACAGCGTCTGACAACTATGGTGGTGTTTGANAATGAATAAGAACGAAATTCTGATGGCCAACGCAAGGCAGATTGCTTGTAGCAACCCTTTTGAGAGATTAGCTGAAAAATCTGTCAGAAATGGAGAACAAAGATATATGAGAGTTAAAATGTATCCNCTTATCGAAAGGTTAGTTGAGGAAGGTATAGAAGCAGGCTGGAGCAGGGCGCACAAGCACACAGACACGCCCTATGGCGATGCCATTAAAGACACAATTCAACGTTATATAATGCAAGGGTTCGATGAAACCTTTGAATTTAATCAAGAGGAAGAATAATGGATCAGTATCAACAGTTTATACACAAGAGCCGCTATGCACGTTGGATTCCAGAGCTTAACAGACGCGAGCGCTGGGACGAGACAGTCAACCGCTATGTGGATTTCTGGAAAGACCGTGGGCAGATAGATGAAAAGACAGGCTTACAGTTGTTTAACGCCATTCACAACTTAGAAGTTATGCCTTCTATGCGTTGTATGATGACAGCAGGGCCAGCGTTAGCTAAAGACAACGTAGCAGGCTTCAACTGTAGCTATTTGCACATTGACTCACCGCGTAGCTTTGACGAGCTAATGTACGTTCTTATGTGTGGCACAGGCGTAGGCTTCAGTGTAGAGCGTAACTTCATCAACAAGCTCCCAGTAATCGCTGAAACCTTCCACCCTACCGACAGCGTTATCGTTGTAGCTGACAGCAAGATTGGTTGGGCTTCTGCCTTCCGTGAGCTGGTTAGTCTGTTATATGCCGGTAAGATTCCAAAGTGGGACATGCACAAGGTCAGAGGCGCTGGCGAACGACTCAAAACATTTGGCGGACGTGCAAGCGGCCCTGAGCCACTAGAAGATTTGTTTAATTTCTGTGTTGGTATCTTCCAGAAGGCCGCAGGACGTAAGCTCACGAGCATTGAGTGTCACGATATATGCTGTAAAATAGCGGACATTGTAGTGGTCGGAGGTGTACGTAGATCAGCACTCATTAGCTTGTCTAACCTGTCAGATCCACGCATGGCTAAAGCAAAGAATGGTAACTGGTGGGACACGGAAGGACAGCGTAGACTAGCCAACAACTCTGTAGCCTACACAGAGAAGCCAGACTTTGAGTCATTCTTAGCAGAGATGCAGAACATGTACGAGTCTAAGGCAGGCGAGCGTGGTATCTTTAGTCGTGTAGCAGCACAGAAGATTGCAGCCCGTAACGGACGTAGAGATGCAGAACAGGAATTTGGCACTAACCCTTGCTCTGAGATTATCCTACGAAGCAATCAATTCTGTAACTTATCAGAGATTGTTGTACGTCCTGACGATACTCTTGAGACACTGAAGTCCAAAGCACACATTGCAGCTATTATAGGCACCCTACAAGCCACCCTAACAGACTTTAGGTACCTACGTAGTGCTTGGAAGAGAAACACCGAGGAAGAGGCTCTGCTGGGCGTCAGCATGACAGGCATCATGGATCACTATCTGTTGAGCAAAGGAGCTTCTAAAGATTTAAGCAAGTGGTTGGAGGAAATACGTGATGTGGCTGTGGAAACAAACAAGGAATGGGCTGACCGGCTTGGTATTAATCAGTCTGCTGCTATTACATGCGTTAAGCCGAGTGGTACTGTTTCCCAGCTTGTTGATAGTGCTTCTGGGATTCACCCTCGCTTCTCTAAGCATTACATTCGACGTGTACGTAGCGACAAGAAAGACCCACTTGCTATATTTATGGAGTCACAAGGATTCCCTGTAGAGCAGGACTTGATGAGTCAAGCGTCAGCAGTGTTTAGCTTTCCTGTTAAGGCACCAGAGACTAGCGTGACAGTTAAGCAAGTAGGAGCTATGGAGCAACTACAGCTTTGGAAGACTTACCAGAATCACTGGTGCGAACATAAGCCAAGTATCACTGTGTACTACACTGATGATGAGTTCTTGCAAGTAGCACAGTGGATATGGGAGAACTTCGATCTCTGTAGTGGTATTAGTCTGTTGCCGTATAGTGACCATGTTTATCAGCAAGCTCCTTATGAGGACATCACTGCTGAGAAGTACGAAGAACTATTAGCAGCTATGCCGGTTGGTGTTGAGTGGGAGGATCTTGAGCAGTATGAGAAGGAGGATAACACTACTGGATCTCAAGAGTTAGCGTGTACTGGTGGTGCTTGTGAGCTAGTTTAACAAAGTGCTAATATGCGTAGCTATACTACGCAAACAGACACAAATGTAAACCAAAGCCCTATAGAGAGATTCTATAGGGCTTTTTTGTTTTACTACTGAGGTTGTCTAGCTGGTTCTCCTGTGAGCATTCCTACAACTGCTCTAGGAGCTGCTGGAACCATTCCCAAGGCTTGTGAGCCTCTCGGACTAGCCACCGCCCTCTGCACCGCTGTTTGCACTGGTAGCTGCCCTGCGATAGCTTGTTGGACAGTTGGGGAAGCTAGTGTCTTACCTGCCCCTAAACCAGCCGCTGTAGCTGTAGCGGCGCTAGCAACTCCACCAAACAAAGCACCTAAAGTACCAGTAGCAGCGTAACTATGGAACCAACCGGGAGAGGCTGGGGTTCGAGCCTTTTCCATTTCAGCCAAGGCTTCTTGAGACATTGCTAATGTCTGCTCAGCTTCTACTTTTCTTCTAGCCACGTCCGCTAGTTTATCCGGAGCTGTTCTATCAACTCTCATTCTAGATTTTAAAACACGTGTTTCATTGTCTAGTTTAGCCAGTTGAGAATTTGAACGTAAATTAGCTTGTTGTATGGCGGACTCCCTAGTTTTCTCCGCCCAGTTTTGAAGTCTTTCAGCAGCTTTGTTAATTTTAATTTTATTAGCGTCATTAATACGAGCAATAGTCTCTGCTTGGTTCCTCAGAGGGCCGCGTCCTTGTCTAGCTTCTGCTTTAGAACCTCTTTTAATAGCAGAAACCCAATCATCGGCAGTGAACTTCCCGTTGACACCTGCTTTTCCTGAAGCACTCTGAACAGCGTCTTTTAATATAACGTGTGTTTTCCAAGCAGCTCTATCTTTCTGAAAAGCTTTTTGAGCATCTCCCGTTAATTGAGACTCCATCTTATCATCAAGGACTTTTTGCACTTTCCTGAATAACATGGATTTCAAAACACCTTCTGAACTTGTGTCTGTTGCTTCAGCGGCTACAGATCCCAAAGAACTACGAATATCTGTAAAGTCTTTTCCTTGAATAACACCAGTTTTTGGATTAATTTTTGTTGACATAACGTCTAAAGCATTATTTATAATCCTAGTAACTTCACTTTTATTCTGAGCTAGTAATTGAAGTTTAGTATCATCGTTAATCTCAGCATTTATTTTTTCTACTAAATCGCTTGTTTTTAATCTGTAGGATCTGTTTTTAGTAGATTTAAAACCTTCTTTGCTCCAAGCTTTTTCCAGCCTCTCCATTGCAGCATTAGGATTAGGAGCTTCTAAAATATTTTTTATTTCTTTTTTAGAAACATTAACAGGAAGAGATTCGTTAAAGGCTTGTATTCTAAAAGCATCGTTATTATTATCAATTCCTTCTTTAATTTTAGCAGCTGCTTTATTTACAAGTAAACCTTTCGTGCCTAATAGCGGTTTATAATCGCCATTAATAATTGCTTTTTCAAGAACCAAATCATCTCGTATTTTTTTAGTAGCTGTGGTTTTAGAAGACTCTAAAGAATCTAAAGCATTATTTAACGCTCTGCTGGCTTCTGTTACTTCATCATTAGATTTTTCTACTGTGCTTTTTAATGTAATAATTTTTTTAGAAGATTCTTCCTGCGCTCTTATTACACCTTTTCCACCATAAGACGGCCCAATAATATCTCTATATAGCGAATGGACAAAAGCCTCAGTTGGAGTTGCTTTACTTGACGCGGCTATTGTGATAGGAGTAAATTCACCGCCTTCAGTTAACAAAGGCTCTGCCACTTTTCTTTTTAATAGCCAACCAAAAGATCCTATAACAGCACCAGAGCCTCCGCCAATAGCAGTTCCTTTCGCAGCTTCAACCGCTAACTGACCTGTTGTCTTGTCTTGACTAGCAGAACCTACAGCATATATACCACCTTCTGTTGCTCCTCGTAGAGCTAATCCAGTTAACGTAGATGCTGTTTTTATTTTAGCTATCGGACTGACAATAGATCCTGCAATTTCTGCGGTAAGGGCCGCTGTCGGTTGGCGTTCTTTAAAAGCCGCTGTTTCTGCTTCATAAGATGCTTTATTTTTTTTATAAATGGAAGAATAATCTTCGTCAGAAGCCAAAGACTCAGCAGCAGACACTACTCCAGTTATCATTTCATCAGACCAGCCTAAAGTCATGCCTTCAATGAATAACGAAGCACCCATTAAACTATCTTTGTTTGTCCACTCTCCAGATTCCAAAGAAGCTTTAACAGGATTAGTTTCGGATTCAGTTTCGTCCTGTTCCATTAACTGAAGAAGTAAAGGATCAACAGAGCTTGTACCCACGGTAGCATTGACGTTTTGCTCTTCAGAAACATCTCTGCTAATTAATTCTTGTACTGTAGCCATCTTACTCTCCAGTTATTTTAGAAACTACTTTTTTAGCTAGTTCATAATCTTCGTCAAATCTTTTTAAATCAAAACCATATTTTTCTTCAAAAGCTGCACGATTGTCTTCTTCTGCCGGTGTTCCATAAGAATCTCTTATAGTTTTTAAAATAAGTTTTTGAGTGTCTGTTTTAAAGTTTTCTAACGTTTTTTCAGACATTTTAACAGTTTGAGATTGATCAAAACCAGACGGAGTATTGTGCAG